CATTGCTAAGTCTGGCAATACAGGCAACTCAACCGGGCCACACCTACACGTTGAGCTGCGCAATCATATTCGCTGGAGTTTAGGGAGTGACATGGATCTAAGCCCACTCATTGGCCTTGCGCCAGTTAAGGTTGTGACAAAGGCCAAGGCCAAGATTGTTGCGCCAGTAATTAAGAAAAAGAAATGATCCTAATTGAAGTTGGCCAAGCAGCTGCATCACTAATAGCAGTTGCTACACTGTTTGGGATGTTTATCAAGTGGGCAATAGTCAAGCCGATCAAGTTATACATTGACACTGCAACGGCTCAAATACACCCACAGGCAAACGGTGGCCGATCTTTGAATGATTTGGTAGATAAGGTAGATGACCTAAAAGAGATGCTTGAGAGCCACATTTACCACCACGACACGCGCACATAACCCATTGACACGTGTCCGCTTTTGTCCTACTCTGACCATAAGGAGATCACATGTCGGAAAAGTATTTGACAGCCAAGCAAGTGGCACAACAGTTGCAGGTATCTGAGCGCACGCTACGCAGGTGGGAAAAGACCGGGCAGCTAAAGCCAAAACGCATTGGTGGAGTTAAACGCTTTAAAGCTAGTGACATAGAAAAATAGAAACGGTAACAGGGCAAATGATTAAAACAATTAAAATGAATGACAGGCAATACCAAGTAAGTGATAGTCAAGTGTATTTTGGCCACAACATCAATGGATCTTGGCAGGTTTACGATGCCAAGCGCGATGCAATGGTTGCTGACGATCTAGACACTTTTGACTGGGCCGAGTGTGTGGCCTTTCAATATGTTTGCAAGGTTGGCTAATCATGTTTTTTAACGGATTCACACTGATGTTGTGCGTTATCTGTTTTGGAATTGGTATGTGGACAGGCATCAGAGCCGAACAAGCACACCAACAACAACTCCGAGATCGTTGGCTTAATGGCGAGACTATTGAGGAACAAATGGCACGCGATGGCTGGTCGCTATGAGCTTTGACTTAGAGGGCTATACAACAGTCCAAGAGCGACTAACTATGTTTTATGCAATGTATCCAACTGGCTCAATACAATTTGAGTTTATGGGGGTACTGCCAGGCAATCCACAAATGATGTGGGGCATGGCCAAGGCCTATCGCACACCCGAGGACACGCGCCCGGGCATTGGCACAGCTGCCGAGTTGTTTGAGGGTAAAACTCCGTATTCAAAAGGCTCAGAAATCCAAAACCTTGAGACCAGTTGCTGGGGCAGGGCCGTAGGCTCACTCGGCATTGGGCTATCTAAAGGCATTGCAAGCAAGCAAGAAGTGCAAGCTGCTAAAGATCGTCAAGCACCTGGGCCAAAGAAACTGAGCGAAGTGCTAACGCCGCCAATGTCTAACGACCCATGGGCATTAGAGGTACAGCCAAACGGATCTATTGCGCCAGAATGCCAGCATGGACAAATGAAACGCAAGACAGGGCTAAAGAAAAATGGCGATCCCTATGGCGGCTGGGTATGTGGCGTGGGTGGCAATGGTGACAAGTGTGATGCAATCTGGGACAGATCATGACTCATCCATTGCACAGCGAGCATTGCAAGTGTGAGTGTGACCAGTTGGCAAAACACTTAACTGAAATTGTTGCATTAATGAAATCAAACATTGGCAGTCCAGCGTTATGGATTATGTCATTAGAGGATTTATTAGCAGGTGATGATTATGTCTGATGATCCGTTATGTGAGCATGGGGCAACATCGCCTAGATTCTGTGCATTGTGCAGACACCAGGCTATTGAGGCAATGGTCGAGGGCATAGTTAAAGCCAAGGAGTCACAACTTAATTGGCACAATGAGGCCGTTATCTGCATACGCAAGATGGCACGCACTGGCAAGCCTTTTACAGCTGAGGATGTAGTGGCAGAGATAGGCGCACCCAGTGGCTCAGGCAAAGTCATTGGCGCGGCCTTTAACACAGTGGCTAGATCCAACATGATCTGGCGTTGTGGCGAGAGACCGGCAGACCGTAAGTCAAGCCATCGCAGAATGCTTGCAGTGTGGCGAGGCGGCCAAGTTACCGAGCAGACAAGGATTTGGAATGACTGAGGCAAACATAATGCGCTGCACCTGTGGCGCGTGGTATTACATTGGCAGCCCTTGTGGCTTTTGTGAAAGGTGGCAACATCGTGGATAACACCGACGATTTACTGGCAATCATTAGAGGACTTACAAATGCAATGCAATCACTGGCAAGTGCTATGCAGTATCAACAGAATGCAATCCAAGCAATTGAGGACAGGGTTAAGGTGCTTGAGGATGAGTGATGAAGTATGGCAAAGCATTGAACGCAAGATACAAGGCCATTACGCAGCTGCACAATACCTGCCCACATCATGCCCAGAATGTGCAAACATACTTGAGCCGGTAGATCTAGGCGTGGACATTGATACCAATGAGCGACTATGGGTGACACATTGTTGTGGCAAGTGGGACAAGTACCTGGAGAAGTTGAGCGAGCAACAACTGCCATGAGTCCATGCAAAAACTGTGGCGCATTACTGTATTGGCAAACTGATTGGGCATACGAGGTACACAGTCGGGTTGAGTATTACGAGGGTTGCCAGGGCCTTGTCATAGATCGCTATACGCATGAGATACACATTGCAGACCTAATGCCAGTCAAGCCCAAATGGGTAACGCCAAGGCATCTATGCCCTAATTATGATTATGTGTTGCAACGAGCTGATCCAAAAGTCTTTGACAAGCAAATGGCAACATTGTTTTAATAAAGAGGCGACACGCCACTAAGCCAAGAAACATAGTGACGCGTCGCCATGACTGTGTTACAGTCTCAAGCACCCACGCTCTAGTCATGAGTCTAACTGATGGCCGACTAATCACTCGGCTAAACCTCCGTTTGATGGAGTATTACTGGCATGGAGATACACCATGCGAAACCCTACAAATACAACGCAGGGTGAGGCTTATGAGCAGCTGCCAAAACGAATTGCCTGGCAGTGATAGACCAATGCAGTGAGCCACATGGCGCAATTGTCGAAAGACCCATGATCCAACCGCTTCCACATACGGTGTGAATGGCTGCACTAATGCCATTCCCTGCCCACTAGCCAAACCGGTGTGAATCACTTGCAACTGACTTACAATCAAAACATGCCCGAATATGTACAAGTCAGACATGCTGAGTTACTTGACTACATTGCACACGTTGAGCACTTGACAAGAGACCATACGCTATTGCAAGAACAAGTCAAGGATGCAAAAGAATTGGCTAGCATTATTGAGAAAACCTACAAGACAAGATTGGATCAGCTGATGGATTTAGTATTGGAATTGCACCCATCTAATTACCAGTACCAACGTGGATTGATACAGGCTTACAACGTATTGGCTGGTCATCTTGAGTAGAGCGCATAGCCAGGGGACTACTACGCAGTGGCGCAATCTACGGGCTGCCTGCTTTCGGGTCTGGGGTAGGGGTTGCCTGATGTGTGGAGACCGGGCAACTGAGGTAGATCACATAATCGAACTAGCTAGGGGTGGAACTAACACCATAGATAACGTTCAACCCTTGTGCAGGTTGTGTCATAAGCACAAGACTTCGCAATTCAACAGCACACGTCAGAGCCTCTCACAAGGCCCTCAAGGCGTTTTTTTTAGGCCTGTGCCACCCACAGACTCCCTTTCAGGAATCCCTCCCCGAATGATCCGATTAGATCCGCCCACAACCGAAAGGCCTAGGTCATGACCCAAAACAAAACAGAACAGCCAGACAATAAACCAATGAGCTGCTACCTATCGTTGAATTCTGCAATCTCGGTTGCCAACTGGATCGCGCCAACTGATGTTGCAACACTTACATTGGCCCGGCGGCTAGCCATGGCATTAGATACGGCTTTTGACATGGGCGAAATCAAAGAGGCAACACCATTGGCCGCAAAGTATTTACAAACATTGCAGCAGCTGCACTTAACAGTTGAAACTAGAACACAAGGAAAACAGGGCGAGGAAAATGACGGGACAAATCATGTCGGAAACTATCTACGGCTCATTGAAGCCAAGGATTCAAAGCAAAAGCCTAAACCTGCCAACGGCAGGGCCAGTGGTGGCAGCTCTCGCCGATGAGTTAGGTGTCCCATTACTGCCTTGGCAGTCTTACGTTTTAGATGATGCCTTGCAAATCTTGCCTAACGGTAATTGGGCCAGGTCTCAGGTGGGGTTGCTATGTGCGAGACAAAACGGAAAAACTCACATGATGCGCATGCGCATACTTGCTGGCCTGTACATCTTTGGTGAAAAGAATGCAATTGCAATGAGCCAGACCAGGCAACTATCGCTGGACACATTTAAGCAAACTGTGGACATGGCCGAGTCTCTTGACTGGATGCGCAAAAGAATTAAGCGAGTAAGCCGGACTAATGGCCAGGAGGAGTTAGAGGTTTACTGCCACCATTACCCAAAGAATTGTGACGGCAAATGTGAGCGCATACGCAAGTATTCAATCCGAGCAGCTACAAGTGAAGGCCCGCGTGGATCATCAGCCGACTTACTTTATGTTGATGAACTCCGAGAAATTGATGAGGCAACTTGGGCGGCCGTAACTCCGATTACCCGAGCCAGACCTAATGCTCAAGTGTTTTGGACAAGTAACGCTGGGGATCTAACTTCGAATGTGCTAAACGAGCAACGCCGCCGGGCACTAACTTTTACAAGTGATCGAATGGGCTACTACGAATACAGCGCACCAGCAGGCTCAGCCGTTGATGACGTTGAGGCTTGGAAAATGGCCAACCCGGCATTGGGTATCACTATCAATGTGCAAAACATTAAAGATGCCGCAACCTTTGACAGCCCCGATGCTTTTAAGACTGAGTCACTGTCAATGTGGGTTGATGCAATTGATTCACCTTGGCCAATGCAAGTGTGGAATGAATGCGAGCAAGAGATCGCGCTGGAGGATGGATTGCCTACTTGGATGGCAATGGATCTGAACTTCAACCGAGAGTTGGCCTGCCTAGTCACTTTGCAAAAGCGAGACAACGGCTACGGCGTATTTCTACACGAATGGAAAAAAGAGGGCGGCATAAACGACTTAGAACTAGCTGGAGAGATTGCCACACTAACGCGCCGATACCGGCCGAGAGTGCTGGCCTATGATCCAAACACTGCTGGGTACATTGCGCCAAGACTTGCCCAGGCTGGCATCCCTACATCGCCGACACCTTGGAATTCTGCCAACTTCAGCATCATGTGCGACCAGGCTATGAATGCGATGCAGTCGCGCCAACTATTTCACCCGGCACAAGAGACAATGCACAGCCACTTGGTCAGTTGTGCAAGGCGGCCTGCATCCGATGGCGG